GCATGGATGGAGAGTATCAAACCTGGTGTGCTGCTACTCTTCCCATCTCATCTACATCATCACACCTACAACACAGGTAACCGTGGGTGCCTGGCAGGTGACATTCTGCTTACGAACAACAACCTAAATACTGAAGGAGGTCTTATACATCCACAGTATTGGAAGCAGTTCTAAATGGCAGAGTCGTCTACAGCAATGCCCTTCGCACAGTTTGTGAAGCGGGGTAGATACCACAAAAATCTAGAGACTTTTTGGACCGCTGTAAATAACAGTGAGTTCTTTCAACTGGTCAAGCCCATTGGTGGTGAGTTGAATGCCAAACTAAAAGGTATCTGCTACAAGATTGAAGGTTATAACGACAAGGGTAAGAAGGTAAAGATATGTCAGGACTACATTTGTTCTGAGTTTTCTAACGCTAAAGCCTTTGCTGATGCTGTGGAAGGTAGAGTCCCTGCTGATGCTAAAGGAACTGATGTACAAATCATCGGTGATGATGACAAATACTATGGATTCGGATACCTACACAAAGCAACTAAGTTTGGTGGTGGTGGGTCTAGCAGTAGACTAGACACAAGTAAACTCAAGTGGGGACAGTTGGGTGTATATGCTGAGGCATGTAACTACAAACTTCTCCCACCAGGCAAGCAGATCGAGCTTGACTGGATGAATGACTTCAATGAAAAACTAACAGAAGCAATCCAAGAGATCAGAGAAAGGGGAGACGACCCTTGTATGGATGTTGAGATTGCTGGAGTGACAATACCTAACTGTATCGGAACCATGGGTGCTCCTGGTGCCAACCGAGATCCTAAGGCAGACGTGGTATTTGTATCATGTGACGGAGACTGCCTGTCTTACAGTGGGTATGCTTCTCTCAAAGATGGTACAAAGGCAAAGGACTTCCAGCAGTGGGGAGGATTGTCCGCCTACTCGGATCACCCTGAGGTTGAGGCTTTTGTTGATGCTCTCAAGGCACAGTACCCTGATGGTGTTCCCTCTGGCATGAACGTCGGCAGGAGAATAGAAGATGATTCTCTGAAGATCAAAGCTATCTTTGGACCAGAGTATAGAGCAGGGCAGTATGACTCTGAGTCATGTCAACTTGTCATCCAAGGATTTACTAAGAGGTTCAGACGTGCTGGTAATAAGCTGATCTTTGAGTCAGAGTCTGATCATGTTTATAGTGACTCACCTCAAGGCAAAGCACACCTGCTCAGTGAGAGTAATGGAACTGATCCAGTCTTTATGGCAAGACGTGGTGATCGTTCTGACTTTGATGTACCTAGAACAAGGATCTTCATCTACTCGATCGAAGGTCGCACAAACTGGAACTGGATCTAATGGCAAATATAACCCAGTTAAAACACTTAGAGCACATTGAAGACGAGATGCTGAACTATGGCGTCGAAGGATGCCATGCGTCTGTACGTGCTATGAAAGAACTGCTCAGGATGATGGGCAAGAAGAGTAAACCATTCGTACAAACTAAGTGGGACGGTGCTCCCTCTGTTGTGTGTGGTAAGGATCCTGTCACTGGGTTCTTCTTTGTTGGTACCAAGTCAGTGTTCGCTAAGACTGAACCTAAACTCTGCTTCAATGAGGATCAGATAGATGGTTGGTACAGTGGTGATCTGGCAGAGAAGCTCAAGTTCTCTCTGAGATACTTCTCTCAACTAGGTATCGATGGAGTCGTCCAAGGTGATCTTCTCTTCACAACAGATAAAAAGAAAGAAAAGGTAGAAGGTGAAGACCTTATCACCTTCCGTCCCAACACTATTACCTATGGCATCCCAGTCGATCACGTCATAGGCAAAAAGGTGGACGCTGCTAAGATTGGAATCGTTTTCCATACACATTATGAGGGTGATGATTTACCTACGATGACAGCGAAAGCTGGAGCACCTATTCATACATTCAATCAGGTTAAAGAGGTTGCTGTTATTGATAATGATACTCCTTATCATGACATCGCTGTACCCAAAACAACTTTAGGTACATTCAATCGACATGTACAAACGATCGAGAGGATGTGTGCTATCTGTGGTCCGTTCCTGGATGAACTGGTTGACAACATAGGCACTACAGGAGATAAGAAGTTTCACGTTGCTTCATTCCTCAAGCAGTTTTTCAATAGCGAAATAAAACAGGCACGTACAATCACTAACGTCCAGACCACCATGAAGAGACTGGGCTCTTTCTATCATGAGAAGATGATGAAGGAGATTGATAAGGTCAAATCTGACAAGGCAAAGACTGCCAAGCGGATGCTTCTGTACAGTGGACTGGAATACATAGAACAGCATCAGCGTGAGTTCAATGCCATGCTGGCTATGTATAAGAAGATGCAGGAAGCAAAGCAACTTGTGATCGATCAGCTTGATCACTTGGAAACTTTCCGCACATATGTACAGACATCCAATGGATATCGTCTCACGAATCCTGAGGGTTATGTGCTACATCATAATGGTGACATGATTAAGTTGGTGAATCGAATTGAGTTCTCGTATATCAATTTCACACTGTCGAAAGAATGGAAATAGTAGATTACAAATGCGTCTACTTCACGTTTGGTAGGTTCCAACCTCCGACCATTGGTCACGAGGAGAACTTTAACGCGGTCAAAGGTAAGGCAGGCAACTGTGACTGGTACATCTACCTGTCTCAGTCTGTTGATAAGAAGGGTAGCAACCCTCTGCCACCTGATCGTAAGTTTCACTACGCTAAGAAGATGTTCCCTAGACTTGCTAAGAACATCCGCAGTGGACCCAGAGATCCTGTTGCGATTCTCAAAGAACTACAGGGTCAAGGATATGATGATGTAGTAATGGTGGTAGGATCTGATCGTGTTTCTGCGATGCAGTGGATCAAGAAGTATAATGGTAAGGAGTTCTTCTTCCGTAAGATGGACATCATCTCATCAGGTGAGCGTGATGCTGATGGAGATACCTTTGCTATCTCTGGCACCAAGATGAGACGTGCTGCTGTGGCAGGAGACTTTAAGACTTTCAGACAGGGTATACCTAAGGCACTACCCGACAAGGATGCTATGGCACTGATGAAAGAAATTGTAGATAACATGCCTTAATAAATAATAGAAACAATCCCGTGTTTTGATGAAGAGCTTCAGCGATCTAAAGAAGACCAGAGAACTTGCGACCGAAAAGGTGATCCGCGATAAATACTATCGTGAAGAAATTTATAATGAAGGTGAGTGGGTACTCACAGAGTCAGGCAACGTCGGTAAAATTGTCCGCCGTGGTCCTAACTATGTGATCTGCGTCACCGCTGAAGAGTCTACATTCCGTACTTGGATCAAGGATATCAAAGAGGTATTTGAGATCGGTACAGATGCGTATCGCGAATACGTAATGTCACTCACTCCTGGACAGGCAGTAAAAAAGCCCGCAGGTAGTAAACCCGTACCTCAAATCATTCCACCCGACCCCAAAAAAGATAAGATGGACAAACATGAATCCCTAGTTGACCAGGTTGCTGGTCTCCTCGACGATATGGACGAGGCGAAGAAGAAAGGACTCGACGGCAAAGCTTGCTGGAAGGGTTACAAACTCGCTGGCACCAAGAAGAAAGGCGGCAAGACAGTAGACAACTGCGTGAAGGCAGGTGTTGAACTGGAAGGCGAGGTGATTGATGAGAAGAAGTACGCCAAGGCAAAGGAACCTGGTAAGGCTGCTAAGAAGTCTGCCTTCGTCAAGAAGCATGACTGTGCTACCCACGCTGAGCATAGCGAGTGGGGCAAGGGTGTATGTATGAAGGAGATGCATACTCTCGATGAAGAGGGTAACGTATCCCACTACGACATCATGTTCGAGCATGGTCTTGAGCAGAACGTTCCCGTTGCTACACTGAACATCCTTCAGACTGAAGCACACGAGCACGCTATCAACTGGGACAAGAACCAGGAAGTTCTTGACGAGAAGAAAAAGAAATTGGATCCCGTCGGCAAAGAAGACGGTGACGTTGACAATGATGGTGACAAGGATGCTTCCGACTCCTATCTGATGAACCGTCGTCGCGCTGTTGCTAAGGCGATGGGTAAGAAAACTAAGAAGGAGGAAGTTGAACTCGAAGAAAAGAATGGACTCTACGCCAATATCCATGCTAAGAGAAAGCGTGGAGAGTCTCCTGCGAAACCAGGCGACAAAGACTACCCCGCCAAAGGTGCCTTCAAAAAGGCAGCTAAGACAGCTAAGGAAGGTCTATCATTCTCTGATTGGAGAACCGAGCTCAACGAAAAAAAGTCGTAGGGGCAGTGGAGATAATGCCAGAGATCGATGATCCTGCTGGCACTCCTAAACAAACTGCCGCAAAGAAGATGCCCAAGGTTCCTAAGCAGGAAGCTTGTGCGCATACCAAGGAAGGGGTAGACTGTCCCGTCCATGGCAAGCATGGTTGTCCTACTGTCAATGAAGAAAAAAAGTGCCCTGAGGGCACTAAGTGGTGTCCTCAATGTCAGAAGTGCCAGAAGGTCACATGTGCTGATGCTAAAATGAAGAATGAGGATTGGCAAAAGAAATCTGGAAAGAATCCAGAAGGTGGTCTGAATGAGAAGGGACGTAAGTCCTACGAGCGTGAGAACCCTGGTTCTGATTTGAAGAGACCTAGCAAAAAGAAAGGTAACAAGCGCAGAGCAAGTTTCTGTGCTAGAATGAAGGGCATGAAGAAGAAGTTGACTAGCAAGAAGACTGCTAGGGATCCTGATTCTAGAATTAACAAGTCCCTCAGAGCCTGGAACTGCTGATGCTCCGCAAAATTTGGCACGAGGATGAGATGGAAGTCTTGTCCTCTTTTCGTAATCTTAGAGACAACTATAAAAAAGTAATCCCAGAAGTTCTTCACTTCGTACAAGCGAACTCGAATCTGTTCGACGAGTGGGTGATGGACAAGTGGGTAGATGATACTAACCTAGGCAGAGTACAACTCTGGGATGGGGCATGGCGTGTGATACCATTCCCTATCAATGCTGTGGGTTCTACCGCAGACGAGAATGATTTTGAACTCAGTGAGATGGTTACGTTCACTGAGTTGTTCAACACTACAACCGAGAGAGTACAGGAACTGCTCCCTAGTATTACACAAAGTTTTGTAAGGTTTTGCCCTAAGACCAGTAAATATATTCAGGAGGATGTGGACAACCAGATTCTTAAGTCTGCCACGATCTCCAGAATGTCACCTGGTACTAAGATCAATCCTCACAATGGAGACATCGATTCATTGCGGTTACACTTTCCTGTTGTTACAGATCCTGGGGCATGGCTCAGTGTTCGGGGGAGAAAAAGATCTTGGAGCGTGGGTGAACTTTTCTCATTCCACGATCATGACAAACACTGGGCAGCCCACGATGGCAACGATGATAGGATCATTGTCATTTTCGATTATAGTCTTGAACAATTAAGAAAGTGTGGATTTGAATTAGAAAGGCATATATAGTAGTGAAGTATTTTTTATCAAACCATGTGGGCAGTCCTATTTCCTGTCGCTAAGACAGTAGTCATGAAAGCAGTTGAGAGTGAGAGCGCTAAGCGTCTCGTCGTAGAAATTCTCAAGCGCATCGTAGCTAAAACTGACAACGACCTCGACGACCTGGCTGTGGAGCACCTGGAGAAGGCACTCTTCCCTGCTGAGTCCGAGTGATTTATAAATAAATATATAATACGAGCATCAAACGGAGTAACTCATGTCACTTTGGAGTAATACCGATGCATCTGGTTCGGTCCCCAAGTATTTTGTCTCGGGTGACGACGGCAGCTCTGCGTCAATGATCTTTGTTTCCAAAGAGGAAGCACAATTAGCAGAGAACCGTGAGCGTGGACTTGATTCACCTGGTTGGTATAGATACTATACCTTTACAGACCAGCACGGTAACACCCGTCACAAGGCAGAGCTCCAAGTGGCAATGATGATCCCTCAGGCAACTGCTGGCGATCAGGCAGACGACGCAACCGCAGCAGACGTTTCCAACGTCATCACTATCAGTGGTCAACCCGCTGACGCTAGTGTATCTGCTGGCGCTACTGCCACCTTTACAGTTACTGCTTCTGTTACCACAGGTACTGGCACCATTGCCTACCAGTGGCAGAAGAAAGCAGGCACAGGCAAGTGGAACAACATCTCTGGTGCCACTTCTAACGCTTACACCACACCTGCTACTACAGCAGATAACGATGGTGACAAGTTCCGTGCTAAACTTACTACCGACACTGGTGCTAGAGAAGTAACCTCTTCTGTAGTTACACTGACTGTTACTTGATGAATGAATTTTACTGAGTTGACCGAGGAGAACTTTGTTCTCTTCGCTATTAAACATTATGACAATCCATCGGCAGTCACGAAAGAAGATTTCTTAGATGATCTGAGGCGCTTCAAATATATCAAGCGCCTCATCAATAAGTATCTCAAGACTGGTGAGGTCAAGATTCATCTTCTCCTCAACCATGTGATCATCGTATATAATGTGTTTGGTGATGCTGCTACTCCACTCTTGTTCTTTAAGATGGACAAAGAGTATTGGAGTATCATTAAATCTATCATGATTTTCCTTGATAGATATCCCAAGGATAACGAGACAGAGAGTCTCGCTGCTATTCCTACCCACGATAGCATTATTAAGGAGCTACAACAGTTATGATGGGTTCAGCAGGCATTACTAATGTCGGTCCTATCAATACACCGACTACTAATACTGGTGCCATTGCTGGGTTTGATCCCATTATGAAGTGGTCCAAGAAAAAAAGAAAGGCGAGAAAGAAACAAGAATCTGCTGGTAAGCAGTGGGTTCGTAGACGTGATGATCCCAATCACATCGATGGCAGAAGCAAAGCTGCCCGCAAACTATTAAAACGAATCTCTAAACGTAAGAAGAAAATGTCGGAAGCATTCATTCAAGAGTCTGGTGAGGCAACTAAGCAGGCTTATAAATTCCTCCAGCAGCGCCGCAAGGTACAGAAGAAGCAGGAGCGAGAGAAGCGTGCTGCCAACAGGAAGCAAGAGATCCAAACGATTGCCCGTGCTAAGTCTTCCGACTATCAGAAGAAGGCAAAGGATCGCCAGAAGAAAATTGGACAGTCGATGCAACAGCAGAAGAAGCAAGAATCTTTTGATGGCATCATCTATCTCCAGAGTCTGATCGAACAGATTGAGAACACAGAGAACACCAACCCTGTGACCTACTTCTACAACGATGATTCCGAAATGGAACTGACACGTGTAGAAGCTGCCTACATCATCACTAAATTTAATGAACTCAGTGAAGAACACAAAGATGCCTTCATCGATCAACTCGCACAGTCCTCTGAA